ATGCTGGTGACGCATTGTTTGAACTGTTCCCTGATAGTTCAGCTAGTTCTAAAAAATTAGCTTTTTCTGGAATTATTACTAATGCTGAATATGGAGCAACTCTTGGCGAGATACAACTTATAAACGTTACATTCCAAACAACAGGTGCAATAACCTCAGATATCTGATACATTGGTTTTATTAGTCTACTAATTAAACTAAATGCCAAACAAAAGAACTATTGACTTGTTAACTGAATCTTATAAAGATCAGATGACAACCAGACGTAAATATGAATTTAAAGACGCAAATGGTGTTGTAAAAGCAAATTTATATTTTAGGCCGTTAACAAGAGAAGATAGAGTGCGAGCGCAAGCAGCCGCAGGCACAGATGATGCTTTGACAATATCGACATATTTGCTTTGTAAAATGGCAGAAAATGAAGATGGTACAAAAGCATTTAGTCCCGCAGATGCGCCAAACCTACAAAGAGAACTTCCCGAAAACGTATTAAATGAAATCGAATTATTTTTGTTTGATATAAAATTAGATGTTGATACAGCAAAAAAATAATATCGCGGGATAACTGGATAAATTTTGAGTTTTTTCTCGCAACAGAATTAGGTAAGACATTACAAGAATTACGTTCTCTGATTACAGAAGAAGAACTGATTTTTTGGGCTGGATATTATGAAGTAAAAAATGATAGAGAAAAAAAAGAATTAAATCGCCAAAGAGCAAATAGAAGGTAAAATATAATAAAGGCTTTTTTTATTTGTGGCACAGGCTAATGTAAAACTTACAGTTGATGCTAGTCAGGCCACTAGGGCATTAAACGGAGTACAATCACAAACAAATAAATTACAGTCTGCTTTTGGTGGTCTTAGAACTGCTATTGCTGCAACTGGTATTGGTTTAATTGCTAGAAATGCCGTTAAAGCAGCAACAGATTTTGAAAAACTAAATCAAAGACTCAAAATATTAACTAAAGAAAATGGTACTTATAGTGAATCTTTAAAACTAGCAGAAGAAGCACAGTCAAAGTTTGGTTTAAGTTCCATTGATGCTCTTGAGGGAGTAACTAATTTACAGGCAAGATTAGCCCCACTTGGGTCAACAATGGATGAAATAACGGCAATATTTAACGGTTTTAATACAGCAGCAATCTTATCTGGAGCATCTGCACAAGAACAAGCTGGAGCGATGAGGCAGTTAACACAGGCTTTAGGTTCAGGTGTTTTAAGAGGAGATGAATTTAATAGTATATCTGAACAAATGTCTGCTGTTCTAAAACCTATTGCAGATCAATTAGGAGTAAATGTTGGCGCATTAAGAGATATGGCTGCTGAAGGAAAGATTACGAAAGATGTTGTTGTTGCTGCTTTTAAAGAAATAGAAGACCAAGGGGCTGGGGCATTAAAAGAATTAATAAAAAATGATCCTACAATGACATTTAAAGTTTTAGCAAATCAAACTGAGAAATTATCAATATCAGTTGGCCAAATATTAGCTCCAGCGATTTTAGACGCTACTGCTGCATTAACTAAAATTGTTCAGGCAGTTGATAGTTTTGTTAAAAGTCCATTAGGGCAAACAGTGGCAATATTTTCAGCGATTGCAGTTGCAGCTAAGGGTGTGTCTGTTCTTTTACCAGTTGTAGCTGCGGGATTACAGAAAGTTGCATTTGCGGGTGGCGTTGCCACTATTGCATTAAACGCATTGCCCTTAGTTGCTGTTGCAACAGGAATTGGAGCTATCGTTACACAATTAATAAAACAAAGAGAAGAACAAAATAAAGTAACCGACGCAATAAAACGAGGTGAAAAAGCTCAACTAGAAGCTTTAGAGGCTGATCTTGGAATAAAAATAGCAAGACAACTTGCAATTATAAATAGGTCTAATGATAAAAGAACTATAGCAGCTGCAGAAAGAAGACTTGCTATATTACGTGAGCAAATGAAACCAATTAGAGAAAGATTAGATATTGTAATTCAAGAAAATGCAGAATTAGAAAAAGCAAACAAACTGAAGAAAGAAGCTCTTGATAAAGATAAAAAATTAAAAGAAGAAGCAGAAAAACTTAAAGAAAAATATATGGAGATTGGTAAAAGTGTAGAAGAGGGTATTGTTTCAAACTTAACTGACGCAGTTATGGGAACTAAAACATTAGCCCAAGCTGCAATCAGCGTGTTAAATGATCTTAAAAGAAAACTTATTGAAGTAGCAATACAAAGGGCTGTTTCTGGTATAGGTGCAAAGATTGGTGGTTTTTTAGGCAATTTATTTGTGCCAACACCAAGAGCAAATGGTGGCCCTGTTTCGGCTGGTGGTGCATATTTAGTTGGCGAAAGAGGCCCAGAAATCTTACAAATGGGTTCAAGAGGTGGAAATATAATTCCAAACAATGCTATCGGTGGAGGCGGTACAACAAATAATATGATCACAGTTAACGTAGATGCAACAGGCTCATCTGTTGCTGGTAATGGATCAGAAGCCGATCAGTTAGGTGGTTTAATTGCTTCTGTAGTGCAGGCAACTATAATTGATGAACAAAGAGCAGGGGGTTTATTAAATAGATAATGGCTACATTTCCATCAATAACTCCCACTTATGGGATGAGAAAACAAAGTAAACCAAAAGTAAGAGTAACTTCTTTGGGTGATGGTTATGAGTTTAGGGCATTATATGGCCTGCCTTTATCTCAAGACCCTAAAGAATATGATCTTACTTTCAACGTGTCTGAAACTAATGCAGATGTCATAGAAGCATTTTTAAGAAGCAGGGTTGCAGATCAGGCAAGTTTTACATTTACTCCACCAGCAGAAGGTTTTACAAAAACAGGTACATATTCGCAAAGTGGGACAACTGTGACTATTAGTATTACCTCACATGGCGTTGGTATAGGTGATGTTTTGACGATTGATTATACTTCTGGCAGCGCAACAGATGGAACTTTTGTTGTTGACTCATCTGCTGATTCAGACACTTTTACTGTAACTGCTGCTAGTTCTGCAACTAACAGTGGAAATGTATCAATTACTCTTTCTGGGGCTGGTCAATATGTCTGTGATTCGTGGACAAAAACAATACCTTATAACAACAGAGCAATAATAAACTGTTCTTTCCGTGAAGTATTTGAACCATAATGGCAGTTCCTACAAGCGCACTTCAGGGATTAACAAATAAATCTATTATTGAGTTATATTCTGTTGAGTTAAAAGCAGATATACATTATACAAAATCAGCAAAAACAGCTACTTATAGTCAATCATCACAAACAATCACAATAAACTTAGACAGTCATGGTTTTTCTGTTGGTTTAATTTTAAGCCTAGATTTTACTTCAGGTAATGGGATTGATGGTGTTTATACAATTCAGACAGTTTCAACAAATTCATTTACTGTTACTGGTACAACATCACAAACAACAAACGGTAATGTTTCTTTTAATGTAAATGCAACAATAGCAAATCCTACTGTTTATTTATTTCATAGCGGTAATAATATGAAAGATAGTTTAGACATTGTATGGCAGGCAAATACATATTCAAGGATGCCTGTAAAAGCTGAAGGTTTTAAGTATTCTGGTAAAGGTAAATTACCAAGGCCAACTTTAACTCTTTCTAATCTTTTAGGAACAATCACATCAATACTACAACTTGTAAATCAAACTACAGCATTATCTGATTTGGCAGGGGCCAAAGTGACAAGGCGAAGAGCATTAAGTAAAGACCTTGATGAAGTAAATTTTCCATCAGATGTAAACCCATATAAAAGCGGTTCTGTTGATCCTTCAGCAGAATTACCAAGGGAGGTTTATTTTGTTGAAAGAAAAACCATTGAAAATAGAAACATTGTACAATTTGAACTTGTTAGTAGTTTTGATCTGTTTGGTGTTTCTGCGCCAAAAAAACTTGTAACAAAGGCTGACTTTGCAGGCGTTGGAACTTTTGTTAACTTTTAACTATGACTTGGAAAGAATCCTTTATAAATTATGCAAAAAAAGAAGCACCAGCAGAAGCTTGTGGTTTGTTGGCAATAATAAAGGGTAAAGAAACTTTTTGGCCTTGTAAAAACTTAGCAGAGGGAAAGTTTGAATTTTTTATACTTGATCCTGATGATTGGGCAGAATGTGAAGATACAGGAGAAATTATTGGTGTTATACATAGTCATCCTATAGGTGCTGCAACACCTTCAAATAATGATAGGGCAGCTTGTGAACATCTTGGGTTTCCATATTTTATTTATAGTATTGAACACGATCATTGGGAATCGTTTGAGCCTACAGGCTGGAAAGCACCTTCATTGATTGGGCGAAAATTTATCTGGGGAAAATATGACTGTTGGAGTATTGTAAGTGATTGGTATTTAGAAACCAAGAAAATAAAATTAATGAATTGGAAAAGACCAAAAAAAATAAAAGATTTTATAAATAATCCAGAGTTTGAAAAAGCTTTGCCTATAGGTGGATTTAAAAAACAAGAATCTAATAAAGAAATCAAAGTTGGTGATGTTTTGCTTTTTGAATCAATAACTGGAAATCTTGATCATGTTGCTGTTTATATAGGTGATAACATGATATTGAATCATAATATAAAAGCTTTGAGTTGCAGAGAACTTTTTGACTTAAGATACCAACAGGCACTTAGAGGGGTTTACAGATATGCAGCTTAAGAAAATAAAAGTTTATGGTAAGTTAAGACAATTTTTAGGAAAGCCATATTTCATGGCTGCTGTAAAGTCACCACAGCAGGCAATGAGTTTTTTGATTGCAAATTTTGAAGGAATACAAAAACATATGAATGATCAAATTTATAAGGTAAAAATGGGCGGTAGGGTAATTACAGAAGAATATTTATCAATGTCTGGCGAGGGTGATATACAAATTATTCCTATTGCAACAGGTTCTTTGGGAGCCGCGGTTTCAGTGGTTACAGGAATATTTAGCGGGGCTGCTGCTGCTGCAACGGCTGTAGCTAGTGTTGCTGGTGCTATTTTAACAAGTTCTGTAGTCACTACAGCTTTAACAACTATTGGAACTTCTATGATAATCGGTGGTATTACAGACCTTTTATCACCACAGAATCCAGTTCCTGATGCTTCAAGTGTCAGTGATATTGATCCAGCAATAAGAGGTTCTTATACATTTAGTGGTATCCAGAACGTTAGCTCAAGTGGTGTTCCAATACCTATAATTTATGGTCTTGTTTTTAGCGGTTCAATTATAATTAGCTCAGGGACAGATTCTACCCAAGTAGTTAAAAGCATAACGTAATGCCTAGATTAGTTGATGATCAATTATTCGGAACCGATAGAAAGGTAGTTGATCCTGACCTTATTGACGGGGGGCTGCGTAGTAAACAATTTGCAACCGTTTTAGATTTGCTTGGATATGGGGAGATAGATTCAATATTAGACGTTGGTGGTACTGGTACTGATACTTTCAGGAAAAATGTTTTTCTTGATGGCACACCATTACAAAATGCAAATGGTGATGAAAATTTTTCTGATGTAGAAGTTTTTTTTAAAAATGGTGCATCAGATCAGACAGCATTACAAGAAATAAATGCAATAGAAAATACTATCCCTGTTGGGGTTCAAGTTACAAATGCTACATCTATTACAAGATCAATTACAGATTCTAATGTTGATAAAGTAAGAATATCAATACAAATCCCAAGCCTTCAAAAATTTGAAGATAACGGTGATATAAAGGGAACCGAAGTAAAAATATCTATAAGAATAGTGGAAAATAATGGAATTATTCATAACCCTGTAGAACAAAATGCAATAAATGGAAAAGCAACAAGTCCCTTTGTAAAAGATTTTGAAATTAAGTTTGAAAAAACTATGAGTTTTCCTGTTTCTATAACAGTTATAAGAGATACAGCAGACAGCACAGATTCAACCTTACAAAACACTACAAACTGGCTTTCTTTTACTGAAATAAATACCGATACAAGCGCATATCAGGGTTTTGCCTATGTTGCCATAAGATTTAATGCACAGGAATTTCAAAGCTATCCAAAACGTATGTATCGCATCAAAGGTACAAAAATCAAAGTACCTAGCAATACAACTATAGACAGTGATAACGGCAGGGTTATCTATCCTGATGATTATGTTTTTGATGGTACTTTTAAAACAGATAAAGAATGGTGTAGTGATCCAGCTTGGATTTTATATGACATCCTGACAACAGATAAAGGTTTTGGTGGAACAGATGGTGTGATTGATGCTGACACTTTAGATGTTTATAGTTTTTATTCTGCAAGTGCTTATGCAAGTACTTTAATTACTGATCCAATTACAAACACAACAGAGCCAAGATTTAGTTGCAATGTAATTTTAAATAAAAAAAATGATGCCTATTCTTTGATAAATGATTTATGTTCTGTGATGAACGCCATGCCATTTTACAGCAATGGTTCATTGCAGATATCTCAGGACAGGCCAACTAACACCGCAACTAACACATCTGATCCTCAATATATTTTTAATAATTCAAACATTACAGAAGAAGGCTTTACATATCAGGGTGTAGGACAGAGAACAAAATATACAGAAGTTGAAGTTGCTTATTTTGATAATGACACCCAGACAATTGACTATGAACTAATTACAACTGATGAAATTACAGCATTATCAAATTCAAGTACAAAATTTGGTAAAACAAGAAAAACATTAAAGGCTTTTGCCTGTACTTCCAGAGGTCAGGCAAATAGATTAGGCCGTTGGTTTTTGTACTCAAATTTAAGAGAATCGGAGGTGGTTTCTTTTACAACTACTCTTGAAGCTGGTGTAATTGTTAGACCTTCTACAATTATTGCTATTGCAGACTCTTTAAGGGCAGGCGTAAGAAGAGGAGGGCGTATAAAATCTGTCACTAATACAACAACTATTGTTGTTGATGATGCAAACAATACTGATCTAACAACAGAAAATTCCGCTACATTATCAGTTGTTTTATCTGATGGGTCAGTAGAATCAAGATCCATAAGCTCAATCAGTGGAACTACAATAACAGTTTCTTCTGCTTTTTCTTCTGCACCTTTAGCAAACAGTGTCTGGGCGATAGAAAATACTTCTGTTGAATTTCAAATTTATCGGGTTGTTTCTATTGAAGAAAAGAATGACTCTGAATATACAATCACAGCAGTAATTCACGATACCAATAAATATGCACAGGTAGAGGATACAACTGTTGCTGCTAACCCAAGAACAATAACTACTTTATTAAATGAAAAACCCTCACCAAGTAACCTTGCGGCAACAGAACAGATTGTTGTTTTAAATAATAGAGCCGTGTCAAAAATATTTGTTACATGGGAACCAGTACAAGGTGTTAAAGAATATTTACTTGAATTTCAATATGAAAATGATAATCCAGAAAGATTAAGGGTTGCCAGACCTAGTTTTGAACTTTTTGAATCAAGGCTAGGAACTTATACATTTGCTGTTAAGTCTGTCAATACTCTAGGTAAATTAAGCAGTAGTACTTCAAATTTTACATTTGTTGCTCAGGGAAAAACAGCATTACCAGTAGATCCCACGGATTTAACTATTGAACCTGTATCAGAACAATTTGTGAGGTTAAGATTTACGCAGTCTACAGATGTGGATGTTTTACATGGTGGAAACGTAATCGTCAGGCATACACCAACAACTGGGACTAATGCTATTTTTACAAATGCAATTGATATTATCCCTGCACTTGCGGGTAATATTTCTGAAACTCTTGTTCCAGCATTAACAGGAACATATTTAATAAAGTTTAAAGATGATAGTGGTAATCTTTCTGAAAATTCAGCAAAGATAATAGTTACACAACCAGATTCACAACCGCATCAAATAATTCTTACTGAAAGGGAGGATACTGATTCACCTCCATTTCAAGGAACTAAAGTTAATACATTTTATGATGCAACTTTTGATGGTTTGGTTTTACAGGGGACAAGTTTATTAGATGACGTAGCAGATTTTGATAATATTACAAACTTTGATTTTGCTGGTCATGATGATATTACAACAGGCCCTATATCTTCAACAGGATCTTATGAATTTCAGAATGTTGTTGATCTTGGTGCAAAATTTAACTTAATTTTAAAACGTAGACTTGTTACTTTTGGGATTTTGCCTAACAGCTTGTTTGATTCAAGAACAGGAAATATTGATACATGGACAGATGTAGATGGTGAAACTGTAGAATCAGTTAATGCAAAATTGTTAGTTGCCACAACTGATGATGACCCCAGTTCTGGCAGTGCATCCTTTACACAATTTAATGTCTTTGCAAATGGTGAATATTCTGCAAGGGGTTTTAAATTTAAATGTGAAATGACATCTAATGACCCAGCACAAAATATAAATGTTTCTGAATTGGGATTTGAAGCGAGTGTAAAACGAAGAACAGAAACTGTTAATACAGCAATTGCATCTGGTAGCTCAGCCAAGACAGTGGTATTTTCTCATCCGTTTTTCACGGGTACTGGTTCTTTAGGAGGTTCGACAACAGCATTTTTACCAACAATAGGAATAACTCTTGAAGGTGCAGTAACAGGTGATTATTTCAAGATCACAAGTGTAACGGGGACACAGTTTGTAATAGAGGTAAGAGATGCCAGTAATAATTTCAAAAACTTAAATTTTAAATATACTGCGGTTGGATTTGGACGAGGTAGTTAAAAAGTAATTTTGAATTTGGTAAATATAGAAAAATTGGGTATAATAAATTTAAATAATTGTTTATTTTTTATTGTTATTACTTTTTGCTTGTAATTAACTATAAAAATATAAATAAATAATCTTCAAATCCATTGGTATAACTGACAAATGCCCACACATGATTACACAATCTCGAATGGAACAGGCGCCGCCGTGAGATCAGATTTAAATAATGCTTTAGCTGCAATCGTAAGTAATAACTCTAATTCATCAGAACCCGCAACCATGTATGCTTATCAATGGTGGGCAGATACCAGTAATGCTGTGATGAAAATAAGAAATTCAGCCAATGATGGGTGGATTGAATTATTTCAACTTGATGGAACAATAACTCTTGAAGATGGCTCTGCAAGCACCCCTGCATTGGCTTTTAGAGATGATTTAAATACAGGTATTTTTAGTTCCGCTGCTGATACTTTTAATGTGGCAACCGCTGGTGTTGAAAGAATGGAACTTGGAGCCACAACAGTATTTAATGAAGATGGTGCTGATGTAGATTTTAGAATTGAAGGCGATACACAAGAAAATTTATTTTATGTAGATGCTGGAAATGAGCGAATTGGTATAAATACTTCTAGCCCAAGTAAAACTTTTGAAATGTCTGGTGCTGGTGAACCACAATTTTGTATTAGATCAGATCGAACAGGTGGAACTGAAAATATGGGCTCCTTATTTTTTAGAAGCCAATCGACAGATATTGCTAGAATCCAAGTTCAAGTTGATGGGACAATAAAATTTAAAAATACTTCTAATCTCGATCAAGCATTGACGATTGATACCAACCATAACGTAGTGGCAGGAATTACAGCACAAGAATCAGACTCAGTCACTTTGATGGCAGATGGAGAGGTAACGGCATCAGGTTTTTATTTTGCTAATAACCAAGGTTCTGCAATGAACGCTGATGGTTTTAGAAGAATTACCACTAACACTGTAGTTATTGATACTAATTCAGGAGAAAAAGTACGCGTAAACGCAAATGGCCGCGTTGGAATCGGAGCTACTGATGCCTCAACAGCACAACTTGTAGTTTATAGACAAACAGTAAACTCTAGTAATCCAATAATTGAAGCAAGATCAAATCACGATACAACAAATTCTGTTAAATTTTCTATTGATGGAGATGGTGAGGGATTTTTCTCTGATCGAGTAGGTTTTGGTAATACAACTCCTAATGCTAGAGTTACAATTTCTGAATCAACAACTTTAACAGGTGGAGATATTAATGTAAGTGCTGATGCTTTAGTTATTGACAATTCTGGAGGTAATACAGGACTTACTTTTAAAACACCAAACACAGCGACTTCAAGAATTGCTTTTGGTGATCCTGAAGATAATAATGTAGGTCAAATTAGATACGATCATGATAATGACGCAATGATCTTTGATGTGAACGTTAATCCACGTATGACCATTGATTCTAATGGAAATATTGGCGCACCATCTGGCACAAATATTTTTAATGCTTCTGATGAAAGACTCAAAAAAAATATTGTTTCTTTAGATAAAGGATTAACATCTATAAATTCTTTAAGACCTGTTTCTTTTAATTGGATAGATGGTTTTTGTGATGAAGAAAAACAAACATTGTATGGTTTTATTGCACAAGAAGTTAAAACTGTAGATAATAATTTAATACAACTATTCAGTAAAGATACTCTTACAGTTGGAGATAAAAAAATTGACAATGCTTTGACAGTAAACGAAAAATTAATTATTCCTATGCTTGTAAAGGCAGTTCAAGAGTTATCAGTTAAGGTTGCCGCTTTAGAAGCTGCTTAGTATAATTAGATAACTTGAATAATTTTTATGGCAACACCTCAGGAACTTTACGATGAGACAAAAACTCGTCTTGATCTTAATATTGCAAAAGCTCAAATATTAGAAAGAGAAATACAAGAAAAAGTTGCAGAAAAAAATAAACTTATGCAGCCAATAATAGAAGATCAAGGAGCATTGAAACAGTTAGAAAAACTTAGTGAAGTTGTACAGGCTGCAGAATCTAAGTAAAATAAAACTAAACATTTATTATCATGTCTATTACTTGGGATGTTATTTCTTATGATGGAACCAAAACTGTTGGATCTCTGTCTGACGTTATAACAACTGTTCACTGGACTGCTTACGGTTCTGAGACTGTAGGCAGTGGTGATTCTGCTGTGGTTCACGAAGGCTCACAATATGGTTCTGTAGAGCTTGCTGCTGCTGACGCTGGTTCTTTTATTGCATTGGCTTCTGTTACTAAAGATAATTTAATTGCATGGGCTAAAGCTGTTATTGGTGTTGATGAAGTAACAGCTATTGAAACAAGAATTGCGGCTCAGATAACAGAATCAAAAACACCTACTAAATTTTCTGGTGTACCTTCGTAGTCATATAAGACATAATTAGGTACATTGGAGCAATAGTTGGAATAATAAGAAGACAAGATATAATTAATGTATGACTAATCGCTTTAAGTATTGCGTCTTTTACCATGTTTCAAAAAATAGCTAATATTTTGTCAATTATCTCATTTTTGATGGTTTCGTCAATGAGTGTCTTTGCATACATGGCTGTTAAATATATGCAGAGCCCAGAATTTGAAAGAACACTAAAAAACAAGATTATGGGCAGTTTGGAAAATAAATTATCTGATGTAATGAAAAAAACCTTACCAGATGTTACAGGGCCATCTATACAGCTACCAGAATTAAAAAAGGTGAATCCACTTGGAAATACCAAGAATTGAAATACCACAGATAAAAATAAAAGAAATCTATATTCCCAGAACAAGAACGTGGGAACAATATCCAACAACTTTAGATATTATTGACAAACCATCTTTACAATATCCTGTTGTTAATTTTCCATCTTTTGAACCTTTAGAATATCACCCTGATAAATTTATTCCTACAGACCCAAATAAACAACCAGAACAAAAAAAACCAGATATACCACAGCCGCCAAAATATACGCCCAAAGTCAAAAAAGATAAAGAGTTTTTTATAAAATGCCCCAATGAGTCTAGTATTCCCGTAGGGTCTTATCCCAATGAGCTAAGGCTGCAAATCGTGATAGGTCATTCTATTAAAAATGGTCAATGCTATGAAATCCTCAGAGATAGTTCATTTACAGAGAAATGGTTTCCTAGCTCTCCTGTTCTTGTTAGTACTTCAATTATTGCTGTTGCTGCGGCTTCAAGTCCTATCATAGTTAATCTTGTTAAAAACCTTATAAAGACTGCAATTAAAAAGTTAGCAAAGAAAAAAAAATAAGCTAGAATTAAAAAACCCTATTCGCCACGGCAATGGATAGGGCGTCTAGGTAGGCAAGTCTAACCGTGCTTGTCTACTGCTTTAATTTATGAGTATGTGGGATAACTTGATTCATTTTAGGTTTACTAACAATATCTGCACAAAGTCCATGATAAGGACTGTCTTTTGAATACTCGGCCCCACTAACTCTCAAAGTATGGCAGTTTTTCAATCTGGCCAATTCGTAATTTAATCTTGCTGTTGATAACTGTTGCCTTGCTATTTTTTCTTGAGTAGTTGCACTTTTTAAACATGCATCTTGAAACCTTTTATCTAAAGGTACAGATATTGTTGCAGCAATGCCAAAATTAAAAGATGTTGCATCTTTATTACCACTATAATTTTCTCTATAAAATAAAATTTCACCAGCATTTGTTAAATTACCATCTTCATCCGCTGCCTCGTTATAAACTGGTGTATGAAATATATAATCTTGCGGTCGTTTGATTGCTACTGAGGTTGTAGCGAATGGGCTTATAGATAAAGTTGTTCCTGAACATTTAATTCCATTACCATAAGTGTTTTCAGTCATTGGCCCTGTCAAAACTTGCGTTGCAAAATTTGATACTGAGG